ACATCACAGAGCTACCCGCGTTTGCAAGAGGCTTTTATATGTCGTTGCAAAAAGCAAAGGCGCGCAACCCATTCTTTAGCGATACTGTTGAGCCACGGTTGAACCTGTGGGGCGAAAGGATGATGGAAGGCACCGGCGCTGGTTGGGAAATGATTTCGCCAATACGCATCGCTGAAACAAAGTTTAGCGCGGTTGACCAAGAGATAATGAGACTTGGGCAAGGCATACCAATGCCGAGCAAAAAGATAGACGGCGTGTTACTAAACGCAAGCCAGTACAATAAAATCCTAACTTACATGAACAAAACAGATGCACGCGGCAGACAAGAGGGCGAGGATGGCTTTGACTACAGTCTAACGCTTTTGCCTTTATTAGAGGCGCGCATACTTACAGACCAATATAAAGCCTTGCCAACCAGAGAAGAGCAGCGCGAGGACTTGATGGATTACATCAGCCAGTTTAAAAGCGCGGCTATAAAAAGAGTGCGCCGCGAGGACACGCATTTAGACCAGAAAATTATAGCGGTTCAGTAATCGTAAAAAATAAGGTATAATACCCGCAAGGAGTTGACATGGCAGACTATAACATCAACGCAGTGACAAGGCGCGCAGTCTTTACCGGGTCAGCCGGTCTAGGCCCGTATGCGTTCACGTTTGAGATCATCGACAGCGGTGACCTAGCTGTGTACTTCAACGCCGCAAAGTTAACAATAACCACAGACTACACCGTGGCCATCAACGCTAACGGCACCGGGTCTGTAACTATTGTGACCGGCACCAACGTGCCATCCACGCCAACGGGGTCAGACCAGATCGTAATCGTTGGCGCGCGTGACATCGAGCGCACCACAGACTTTGTGACAGCCGGCGACTTGCTTGCGTCATCCCTAAACGAACAGCTAGACAGCCTAACAATATTTGACCAACAGGTATCGGAAGAGGGGCGCCGTGCCATGCGCGCGCCTGTATTCGACCCAGCGCTAGTAGAAGATGGCGGCGTAGTGGATATGACCCTGCCAACCAAAGCATCGCGCGCTGGCAAAACGCTGGCATTTGATAGCAATGGTAACCCTGTTGTCGGCGAAGATATCGGCAACTGGCGCGGCAACTGGGCGGCATCTGTTGCGTATGGCGTGCGTGACCTAGTGAAAGACGCTAGCAATTATAACGTATATCGCTGTAACACAGCACACACATCCAGCGGGTCTACACCTATAAGCAGCAACGCAGATGTGGCTAAATGGGATCTGGTAATTGACGCGGCTTATGCGGCGACACAGGCGACCAATGCTGCGGCTAGCGCCACAGCGGCGGCGACCAGCGCGACAGCGGCGGCCACGTCTGCTACCGCCGCGACCACAAACGGCGCGGCGCAAGTTACCTTGGCGGCGGCGCAAGTTGCGCTAGCTACGACCCAAGCTAGCAATGCGGCAACATCTGCGACAACCGCATCAACACAGGCTACAAATAGCGCGTCATCTGCTACAGCGGCAGCGGCAAGCGCGGCAGCGGCGGCGGCAAGTGCTGATACTTTCGATGATACATATCTGGGAAGCAAGTCATCCGACCCAACTGTAGATAATGACGGTGACCCATTAAACGCTGGCGACCTGTATTTTAACACCAGCAGCAATGCGCTGAAGTATTACACAGGCAGTGCTTGGGTTGCGGTTGTGCCGGGTATATCCGACATTGTATCGGACACCACCCCACAGCTTGGCGGCAATCTCGATGTCGTGACGCATTCTATTGTCAGCACAAGCAATCGTGACATTACTATAAACCCCAACGGCACAGGCAATGTTCTTATAGGCAACTATGAGTTTGACGCAGACCAAAGCGTAGGTGCGGGGCAAGACGATTATGTGCTAACATACGACAACAGCACGGGTCATGTATCGCTAGAAGCAGCGGCTGGCGGTGCTGGTGCAGTAGGCGGTGGCAGTGATGAGATATTCTACGAGAATGGTCAGACTGTTACAACAAACTACACAATCACAAATGGCAAAAACGCTATGAGTGCTGGCCCTATTTCAATTAATAGCGGTGTTACTGTAACGGTTGGCACTGGCGAAACATGGACGGTGGTTTAGATGAGTACATTAAAAGCAGATACAATCGTAGCATCAAACGGCACTAGCCCTGTAACGCTGACGAAGCAGAGTGCGGCAAAGGCTTGGTCTCACCTTGATTTTAGTGCGGCTAGCGTTCACGATAGTTTTAACGAATCTTCAATTACAGATATTGCCACTGGTCAATTTACTGTAGACACTACTTCTGCGCTAATAAATGCAGATTATGCTGTAGTAACTAGTGCTTGTAACAACGCAAATTCAACTACAAATACTAACAGGGCTTCGCAAGGTACTGCCATTACGAGTTCACAGTATTATCTGTGCGCTATGATAATTTCTAATAATTTAGCTACAGATGCAGCATCTGTCTCAGGGGCTGTACACGGAGACCTAGCATGAGTACGGTGATTACAGACAACCTTACTGGCAAGACTGCGGCTGGCAATGTGACGATTACCTCTGAGGGCGGTGCGGTTACAATGCAACTGCAACAGGGGTTGGTTAAGGCTTGGAACACCACAAGTTCTGATGGCACAACTATATATGACAGTTTTAATATAAGTTCACTTGGTGATTTTAATACTGGACGGCAAGACCATAATGTAAGTAATAATTTCGTTTCTTCCAATATCGTCCCTACATTCAGTATTGGGGCTAATTATAACCAGCAATGGACAACATCTTTGGCAACAAGTATGTGGAGAACAAATAATTACACTGGTTCTGCTTATCAGGATGAGCGAATGAGAACCGTGTGTTCAGGAGACCTCGCATAATGGCTGGAAAAATTATAGCAGACCAAATAGAACACAGCACCGCAGGGTCGGTTGATACGCAGTATGTTGTTAATGGTAGTGCGAAGGCGTGGGCTAAATATGGAATGGATGATGCCACTATAGATGATAGCTTAAATCTGGCTAGTATTACAGATAATGGCACAGGTGACTTTACTAATAGTTGGTCTAGTTCTTTTGGTACTATTAATTACGCAAACCTTGCAAATTGTAATGTAGGGGCTGGCAATTCAAATTTTAACAAACAGGATTTTTACACGCCTTTAGTAGGAAGTGTTAGGTTATACACAACTTATCATAACGGTAGTTCTGATTCAGGTTCAGGTACGGCATATGATTTTCAATTTGTATCGCTATTAGCACACGGAGACCTAGCATAATGAAAACACCTGAGTTTAAAGGCACAAAGCTATGGGACAGACTGTGCTGGGCGAAAGAAAACCTTGAAGGCTATCAGTCAGACTACCGTGTAGTGTACGAAGATAGCGTAGATGAGTGCGCTAAGATACTTGTGCCAGACCCTAACTGGATGGCGTGTGCTATGCAGGGCGGTATCTTACCGCCTGTGTGGGTGTATCACGAGTTAGCTAAAGATGAGGCTGAAGAAGGTTTTAAGAAGCATACTCGTGGCTACCTGTTGCATGAGACTGAGCCAGTGGATGCTATGACTGAAGAAGAAGCTATTGAGTATTTAATTATGAAAGATTGTCCTCAGTCTGTATGGCAGACTTGGGATGAGGGCAACCGCCCAAAGATGGTTATCTGCAAGAAAGAGCAGTTACCATCGACAAGAGAATGGAGAAACGCATGGCGTATCTCTGATGACCTAACTGTAGCGGCATAGGAGAAAACAATGGCAGTTACAACTTACATCGTAGATAAGGACGGTAATCAGATTGATGCCTCAACTGCTACCGTTCCAACAAACAGAGACTTTCGTGGTGCTTGGTCACTATCAGGTTCTGTAATCTCTGAGGACATGGACAAAGCAAAAGAAATCTTTAAGGACAAAATTCGTGAAGTTCGTGCGCCTCTACTAGAAGCTAAAGATGTAGAGCTAATGAAAGCATTGGAAACAAGTGCTGACACTTCAGCTATTGCTACTGCTAAAGATGCGCTACGTGATGCACCAGCAACTTCAGCTATTGCTAACGCTACAACTATAACTGAACTGAAAGCTTCTTGGGATACTGCCACATTAGGTGACAATCCTTACGCATAAGGAAGGATTACACTAATGGCTTTATCTAAATTACAGGCTGAGAGCCTAAACCTTGCAGATACATATACTTT